CCCGATCAGCGACGTCTGACCGGTACCGGGATCGTGGCCCGGCTCCATTTCCGACATCTCGAGCGCAATGCTGGGCGTCGGAATCTTCCGGCCGATGCGCGGATACGCATCGATGGGCGAGATATCCGGCAGCGCGATGCGCAGGCCGGTGATCATCGCGTCATGCAGCGTTTTCAGGTTATCGAGCACGCCGGAGTCCTCCAATCACCTTCTGGATTTCGTAGTTCACTTCCTGCCGCAGGATGACCATCAGTCGCGCCTCGCACATCTGAGCCGCCTTGCGAAACGCAGGGTCGCCGGTCTTCGACCAGTTCACCGTCACGACCTCGAACGGCGTGCGGACCTTACCGGTTCGCTGGTAAATCGGCCCATCGGGTTTTGCCTTCGTCTGCCGCCATGCGCCATCGAAAGTAAATCGTCCAGCGCGCATGCCCTTTTTCGTCTCGCGTACCGAGCCGAGCCGGTGGGCTTCAACCGGATTCAGTCCGAGCCAGACCTTGCCGGTATCGGCCGAACGCATGAAGAAGTACAGCCGGCTGCGGATCACCTTCTGCGGGATCTGCGTGCCACGGGAGACTTCCTTGCCCGTCTGGCTTTTGATCCACGCGGCGGTCTTGCGTAGCGTGCGACGCCACGCAGCCTGCATGGCAGACGGTGACAGTCCCTGCAGGGCGGCGGTCACTTCCCTTACGTCGATCTCGACCTTCAGTGCATCCATCAGCAGCGCCTCATCAACGGAATCTCATCAACGGGGTCTTAGCAGCAGCACGGTCCACCCCGTGCCGTCGGGTTGCAGTTCGAACACGACGTAGTCATCGACGCCGACCGTCGCAACGCTGCCCTCGCGGATCGCAACGGCGTCGGCATCCCGCACGCTCACCTGCGGATGCTCGAGCTGCGTGCGCTGCCGGCCGAGATCCGGACCGAGCCAGGGCGCGGCGAACATGCCGCGCAGCGGCTCGCCGTCGACGGTGATGTCGTCGTCGGCCAGATCGCGGATCACGGCATCGTCGAGATCCGCGACCAGATCACGGAACGCCATGCATTTCTCCTCAGACCGTCAGCTTGATAACGGCCTTCGGACGCGTGCACAGGTGAATCGGATTGGACTGCGCCTCGAGCTCCACGCCCTTGCCGAAATCCATCAGCTCCTGTTTCGCGTAATACGGCAGGCCGTTCGTGTTGACCGTCTCCATGTAGTCGGCCGGCGCGAAGCGCGTGATGAAGAGATCGGGCACGCCTTCCGGCACGGCCCACGCTTCATCGTCAGCCACATAGCCGATGTCGCCGACCCGACCGCGATAGCGCTCGAAGGTACAGCCGCCGAATTCGAATGTGTCGCGCGGGTCGCCTCGCAGCGCCGAGGCCATCGCTGTATTGAGGTACGTTTCCTTCACCGATTTCAGCACAATCAGGCGGTTCCAGAAGTTCCGGCCGCACAGCACACGCTCGCCGGTGAAGGGTGTGTTGCCCAAGGCATCCTCGGTCGCGTCGAGCAGATCCGCGCACTTGAGGCGCACCTCGGTGTCGGCCTTGCCCAGCTCGAAACTGATCACCGTCTGCTGGATGCCGAAACGATCGAGCAGGTCCGCCACGACCGACTTGCCGTCTGCGTCGAGAATCAGCCCCTTGACCGCGCCGATCCGGTGGAATTCGTGCGTCGCGTCGAGCTGGCGGCGCATCTTGGCGAGGCGCTTGTTGATTATGGTCTGGATCGCTTCGAGCTCGGTCTCGGAACCGAATGCGCGCAGGTTCTGGATCTCGTCGGCGCCGATCGTCGCGCGCTGCGGCAGGTGCACCGTGTTGAACGGAATCATGTTGCGCTTGCTGCCGACGACGACAGCACCCGAAGCGCCACGTTGCCCCGTCGGCACGAGTGCCAGCGTGTCGCCGTCGCGCTCGATCTGCACCACGGTGGTCGTGATGCCTTCCTCCTCGAAGAGGCCGAGGGTAGCGAGCCGGCTGGGCACCTGCGGCTGCTCGTTGATCGCAGCGCTGAGCGACGACAGCGAGAACGCGTCGTCGTTGAGAAGGGCGATATCCGCCATAAGGGTTCTCCTGGAATGTTTATGCAGGCAGCCGTCGAAGTACAGCGACGGCCGGATTGTCGAAAGGAAGGCGGGGTTTAGCGCACGATCACGTGGTGAGCAGCAAGGTCACCGCGGGCGGCTGCATCGAGGCCCGTGAGGCGGGCTTCGGCGACCTCGGCGAGACGCACGATGCCGACGGCTGGACGCGGATTCTCAGATGCGGGTAGCGGCGCATACAGGATCGCTGTGGCGATCTCCGAACCGTCCGCCGCAGTGTTGTTGTACGGCGCGTATTCGCCGGTGCCGGTCGTGCCGAGCAGTTGCCCGGCCGGTAGCGCGTCGCCCTTGACGACGACGATCTGCTCGCGCGAGATGCGGCCCGCGCCTTCCGAGAGAAGAAACTCGCGGGTGTTCATGCCCTGCGTTTTGATGGTGGTCATGCCGTTGCTCCTGTGTGCGCCTGATATCAACAGGCCGTTATCAAAGTGACTTTGCGACGCCCCTGCGGGCGGCGTAGATCGACGACGCCTTCGGACCCGCCGTCGCACCCTGCGTGGATCGGCCGGCCTCATGCGGGACCGGCCGCTGCCGGTTGTTCACACGCGGCTGGCTCTGCGTGACGCGATCGAACAGGCGCGCACGCACCTGATCGGGATTGAGCCCATCGCCCACGAACTGCGCGGTCAGTTCGGGCAGCTTCGCCGCCAGACAGAGGCCGGCAATGTCGGTCGCGTTCCGGATTGCCGCGTCGATCGTGGCGCGGTCCTTCAGCGCCGTGAGCGTGACGATGCTTTCCGCGCACATGGAGAGGTTGGCCGCGCGGCAGACGTTGAACACGTGCGCGGCCAGCACGCCCGGCTCTTCCTGCGCCGTCACCGGCTCGGGGGGCGCGGGTTCGGGCGGGGTCGGGGTAGTTGCCGACTCCGGCGCCGGAGGATCCTCGACTGGCGGTTCGTGGGCTGGTGGATCTGCAGGTGGCGCATCACCCTCTGCCTCGACCAGCGCCTGCACGGGCTCAGGCGGATTCCTGAAACGGGCAAGCAGGCCGGCCGCATTCGTCGACGCAGCCAGTCGCACCGGCTCCTCGATCACATCGCAAAAACCAAGCGACTGCGCCTCAAGCGCCGTGAGCCACGTCTCCGCATCCATCATCGCGGTCAGCTCCTCGTCCGTCTGGCCGCTCTTGCGCCGGTACGCCGCGAGAATCCCGTCGCGCGCCTTGTCCATCATGTCGGCCGTGCTGCGCAGATCCGCCGCCGAGCCGAGCGCAATCGTCCACGGGTTGTGAATCATCAGCATCGCGTTTTCAGGCATCACGACCTGGTCGCCCGCCATCACCACCAGCCCTGCTGCGGACGCCGCCACGCCATCGACGCGCGCAGTGACCTTGCCGGCGTACCGTCTCAGCGCGTTGTAAATCGCGAAGGCATCGAACACGTCGCCACCCGGCGAATTCACGGCGACGATCAGCTCTGTCGCTCTCGCTGCGGCGGCATCTAGCTGCGCGATAAAGGTCTTTGCATCGGTGCCCCAGAATCCGATCTCGTCATAGATCCGGATCTCGGCGACGGCGGCGCCCTGCGCGTTCGTCATCGCCCTGATGTCCCACCACTTACGGTTTTTCATCTACGGTTCCTGCCTTTGAATGTGCGATATCCCCCGCGATGTCGCGCGAGCGGGGATCGGTGTCGTAACGCAGGCCAAGCGCATCGGCCCGCGCGTTGTCGGCGGCGTTTTCTCCATCGACCTGTTCCGGGTCTTCGCCCTGCTTGAGGATCGACGCCGACCGGCTCGTCAGCCCCGAGCGGATCGCCAGCTTCTGCGCGTTCACGTCCTGCACCGGGTGGATGTACGGCCAGCCCTGCGGCACCCAACGCACGCGCAGATATTCGCGGCGCGTCCGATGAAAGTCCGGCATCGGCATCGCGCCCGACAACGCGCACGCGTCTACCCACCACGCCCACGCGCGGCGGCAATACTGGTGAATGAAGATGTTCCACTGCAGCTGCTCGATCGAACGCCGGAATTCGTTGAGCAACACCCGCAGCACGCGGTCGCCCACTTCACGCAGATCGCCGGTGAGAATCTCGTACGGCATGCCGACCGATGCGGCGGCGGCCATCAGCTGCTGCCGCATGAACGGGCCGTAATCGGCTCCGGCGCCGGGCGGTGTCGCAAAGCGCATGTCCTCGCCCGGCGCCAGTTCCTGCACCGTTCCGGGTTCGAGTGACACCACCGGCGAGAAGCCGTCCGAATCAAAAACCAGCCCCTCGCCCGTCACCGGATCACCCACGAGGCCCGGCTCCGCGTTCGGCTTGACGAGGAACCCCGCGAACAGGTTGCTGATTTCCTGCCGGAACAGCACGGCGTCGTCGAAGTTATCGAGCGAGTGCAAACGCAGCAGCACGGTCGAGAGCTCGGGCACGCCGCGCACCTGCCCCGCGCGCAACGGCTGGAACACGTGCGCGACGTCGTCCGCAGGAACCGGCACGGTCACGAGACCACCGCTCGCCATCCGGTTATATTCGCCGGGGTGACGACGCAGCAGGTGATAGGCGACGCGGCGATCATCCCCGTCGTACTCGACGCCGTTGATGATCTCGCCGCCATCCGGCCGCAGTTCGTTCTTTTCGACCGGCAGCAGATCGCCCTCGAGCACCTGCAACTGCAGCGGCACCGGTAGCCCGTCATCGGGATGACGCATGCGCCGGCGCACCAGCACCTCGCCGTCGCCAAAGAACGCACGCGCCGCGAGCGTCTGCTGCCCGTAGAAATCGAGCAGGCCGTCCGCGTCGGACTCGCCGACCCAGTCGTCCCAGAGCTGCTTCTGCTGCCGCCGGATAGCCGGGTCAGGATGTTGCGGATGCGGCTGGATGCCCGTGCCGATCGTGTTCGACACCAGCCGCGCGATCGCCGTCTTCGCCCACGGATCGTTGCGGATCGCGTCGCGCGCGCGGCTGCGGATGAGCGGCAGGTTCTGCACCGCCGCCGCATTCGGCCCGGCGCCCGAGGTCTGCCACGACCGGGCGCGTGCGCCAGCGGAGCTTGCGGCTTCATAGGCCGCCGCTTTCAGGCGTGTCGGCATCACGAAGCCGCGCTTCGCGAGTGACGGATAGGTGCGGTTACCTGCATCGTTCATCGCACCCCCTTGCCGCCGTGCCGCAGGCGAAACACACGCGAGCGCGGATTCGCACGATCGAGCGCGCGCACAATCTCGGTCTGCGCTTCACGCAGTTCCGCAATCGACCGGTAACGGACCTTGCGGTCCGCGTACTGGACTTCGAGTTCGCCCTTCGCGATCGCGGACTGGATGCGGGCGAGATCCGCCGCTGTGTAGGCCATACCGTGCTCCTGTGATGTGCTGCTATCGGCGCTTCAGATACGTTGACCGCGCGGTTCGCCGGCCCTGAATGCGCGAAACCCCGCTCAGCGGCGGGGTTTCAGATGTGTTGCGTGGTGCGGGTGCGCGTGTGGGTATAGGTGCGGCCGTCGCCGTCGGCGGATCCGGTGGCGGTTCCATCTCCGCGACCGCCGGCAGGCCGGTGGCAACCGGCACCGTGTCGAAGAGCGATACCTGCGACAGGCGCTGCTGCTCAATCATCCAGTGCGCCTCGGTCATGAGGTGCGTCTTGATGCTGCGCGCCGCATGCAACGCGTACACCTCGCAATCGAGCGCCTCGTTACGTGCCCCGGCCTTCTTCTGCCAGATGCGTTTGCTGCCGGTACGCCCCGGCACCTTCACTTCCGCGGTGAGCTGCTGCAGATAGTCGGCACGCACGCCCCTGTACCAGTGCATGCGGCCGGCGCCGTCATCTTCGAGTTTGAGCCGGTTGTCGAGGATCAGATCCTTGGCCTTGCTCACGCCCACCATGTACGGCCGCAGACCGTACTTCGCGGCCTTGCTGTTGTTGCGCACCGAGTCGACTGGCGCCTTCGGCACGCTGAATATTTCCGCATCGACCTGCTTTGCGCCCTTGATCGCCATGATGTTGATGCCGCGCTTCTGCGCGACGCGCACATAGCGGTAGACCGCATCCGACGTCGAGCCGTCCGATGAGTCGATCGACGCGGCCTTCACGCGCAGCACCCAGCCGTTCGCGTGCCGGTAGCCCTGCGTGATCAGATCGGTCAGTGCGCCCCATACGCCACCCACCATCGGATCGGTGCCCTGCTCGAGCACGTTGCCGTAGATTTCATCCCACAGCACCAGCCAGCTTTCTTCGCCGCGGCCCCACGCGCGCAGCACGATCGCGATCCGGTCGTGCTGCACGTCGATGCCGGCGGTGAGCACCAGTGCGCCGGCCGGCACGGTGAAGACGTCGTAGTCGAGCGCACGCTCGGCAAGCAGATCGATCTCCGGAATATCGCTCTCGTATCTGTACGGGCGGCCCTCGGTGTTGTTCACGAACGAGCGCATCTTGGTGTCGTCGCCTGCGCGCAGCGCTTTTTCCGCGACGAGCCGCTTCTTGACGAGCTCCGCGAGGCGCGAGCCGGGAAACGGCGACACGAGTTCGTTCAGACGGAAGCCGGCGACGCCGTGAAAGGCTGCGGTCGCGACCCACCGCCCTCGCCGCACCGCGCGAAAGCGCGCGGTGTCGTCCCACAGACTGCCGCAGAACGGGCACGCGTAACGCGCGGACTCGGGCGTGGCCAGCCCGAACACCTCATGCGGTTTCTCCGCATTCTCGGTCCACGTGACGTTATCCCACGCCAGTTCGTGCTCTTCGCCGCAATCCGGACACGGCACCAGATACCGGCGCTGGTCCGACGACTCATAAGCCTGCGCGATCCGCGAGAAGCCCTCGATCGTCGGTGTGCCGCCAAAGATCACCTTGCGACGGCTATTCGAATAGCTCTTG